ATAGCTCGTAGCGCGTCCGAAACCGGCTCGGGTTGCTGATTACGGCAACCACGTGCAGCGGCGCGGATATCGGCTTGACGTGCGTCCGGTGAATCGCCGGGTCGACACAAATCTGCTGACTGGCGTGGTCTTCCGGGGTGATAATTTTCATTTTTTCGCTTTGGAAAGACGATCAATAGCAATGATCAGGAGGAACCCGACTTCTGACAAAATATCAGATGCCTCATGCGATCCTGTCCCGTGCGGGCTTTCGCCACGAATCGCTCGGTCCTCGTCGTCCCTGATCTTGTGGATGCGCTCACGGGCGGCCGCAAGTTGCTCGATGTCGCATTGAATGCGGGCGCGCCGGACCTCGTTCATTGTTGATCGAGTCTTCTGGCGTTGTGTTGCGCGCCGCACCGCGTCTCAACTACTGTAACGCGGCGATCCAGGCCGTTGATTCGCTCATGTAGTTCCGCTGATACCTCGCCGAGCTTTTTGACGACATCATCCAGCTTGCCAACAACCTTGTTCCCCGTCCATCCGACAAGTGCGGTGAGCATGCCGAACAGTGTGGCCACAAGCCAGGCTGCGATGGTTAGGAGCATGGTTTCCTGCATGTTTAATTCCCCGCCATAATGACCCAGTTGGAGCCGTCGCTGACTAGCTCCGCCCATTTTCCAGCCGTTGCGGCAAGTATCGCCGTTCCCGCCGTATCGGTGTCCAGAGGCTTGACGTTGGACGATGCGCTGATGACGGTATAAGCCGCGCGCGTTTTGATGCGAATTTTCCGGCCCGGATAGGATGAGGCAGTCGGCAAAGTCACTGTAACTGAAGCTCCGCCATTGACAATGATCTCGTTTTCGTTGGCCCCAACAGTGAACGCGGTGGTTTTCGTGACAGGCGCGAGAAGGGAATTGCTGCCGGTCATCTTTCCCGGCTCTCGATAGTCCAGATAGCTGGTGACGGTTGCCGTACCCGTGACTACGGAATACAGGCGCCAGTAATTCGCGGTATCGTCCCAGTTTGTGGTTGCCGTTGATACTGACACCACTCCATCGGATTTTTGCGCGACCAAGTAATTGGTTGTCGATGCCGAAAGGGTGGCGGTGCCATGTGCAATAGATACCAGGCTGCCGGATGAAAGAGTTGGCTTGCCGCCGTAATATCCAAAAATCAGGCCGGAAGATGTCGACGCGCGGCGTCCGTAGAGCAGGGATTTCGACATCGCTTCGAATACCGCATTGGCGGTCAGGTCTTGCGATCCCTGGCCGTTGATAATGCCGTCGATAACCTCGGTTGAGTCTGCCATTTTAGGATTCCTTGTAAAGCTGATCGGCTTGCGCCGCGCTCAATTGAGTCGTGAACCACGTGAATTCGTCCATGTACCCGACAAGCGAAATTACCGGATCTGCATTATAGTAAGCGCACATTATTGATAGAGACGTTGTGTTATTTATAGCTGCGGCGGCCAAGGTCAAGGTTTCAAAAAGCGACCCATTTTTGTATATCGTGTATTGCGTTGCGCCGTTGTAAACAAAAACAAAGTGCGCCTGCTCATTAACAGATATTGCAGCGTTTGTTGTCCCATTAAGCGACCATGTTCCGTTAAAAAGATCGACATAAATCTTTCCATTTGTGCCGATTCTCACATAATGCCCCTCCTGGCCAGATACTGCCGCATTGCCCTTGTGGAACAGTCCATTGTCTGCTGCCAATGATGTGGGTTTGACAAGTAGCACGACGCTATAGGCGCCATTCATCGCCGCCAGGTGTGGAGATGTTATTCCACCAGACCCGGAACCAAGGAAAGAGAATCCCGGCGTGGCTGCTGTAAGCAATGACGGCTGTTGGTAGGTTATTCCTGATCCTGATGCCGTTGCATTACTGGCCGCCGATCCCGCATCAATGACCGTCGTGGTGTTTCCGTCAAGCTTGTAGTAGAGAAGCGGAGACAGGCTTAGTACAGTCGGCGAGTAGTTCGTGCCGTCGGTCTTGATGACGCATGAGATGCTGTTTTGCAGCGGGTATCCCCGTCCGACAGTCGCCGAAATCTGGAATATTTTTAGGTACAGCGTTGGCTGAGCAGCAGAAAAATCTGATGTTTGCTGAGTAGACGTATAGTCCAAATGGGCAGCGGTCAAGCTGGAAAATGTCCGCTTCATCGTCGTGTAGGTGCTGTTCCAGACCTCCACGTCCCAGAGTTCGCTTGATTCTCCAAGCGGCGTAGCAAGCCCCGCGAACGGCTCCACAGGCGTCCTGCTGCGGGCTGTCCAGTCAAGTGACCAATCGAACGTAGTGGGGTGCCTGCTGCCGTCGAGATAGACCGGAGACAACGGCTTGAGGTTGACCCCGGCGTACACATGCTGAATATCCGGCGCCGATGAGATAACGTCGCCGTCAGTCACGGCGCGCCACAGTCGCAGGGAATTGATTGTCGCCAATGGCAGCCCGATAAAATCGGCGTTATTGGCGTCAAGCATCACAAGACGGTCGCCGATCTGATGCAACGACATCGCCCATTCAGTCCCGAATCGGCCGCGCAAAAAGTCGCTGAGCGTGTAGCTAACGGTATTGTCGACCACGGTCTTGAACGCGAGAATTTCCCAGCGGCCGTCCGCCCCGAATGCCGCGATATTGCCGAGGTTGAATAGCTGCGCGTCGGTAATCGAAAACAGATCAGCGCCTGACCAGTCAGCCGTTACGGTCAAGGTGCTTGCCGCGTCGACCAGCGTGCTGATGCCGGTCGGTAGCGCAGTTGTGGCGGTGAACACTTCCGAGGCATTGAGAAATCCTGTCTGCGATCCCCATGTCTGCCCTGAGTCGTCCGAGCGCAACAGGACGCCGCCCGGCCAGCCGGACGCCTTGCCGTACACCGCCGCCGATATTCCGGGAGTATCCTGAGCAGCCAATAGCATGGGAATATCGAGCAATACGGCCTGCGTGGTGCCGCGCAGCGGAACAACCGAAGGCGGAACAGAAAGCGGCGTTGATCCTTGCGCCGTGCTGGTGTAAGCCGCGCCAGAGGTGGCTTTAGCGTAGCACTCAACGCGCCCATCTGGCAGATAATTGACTTTTGTCAAAACCGCAACGACTGATCGCCCGCGATGCTGGATTGTGACAATATCGGCGGCTTCAAGGTTGGAGTAAGTTGGAGGCAAGGTGAACGGGCCGATACTGATGCGTTCAGCCCACTCTTTTTTCAGCAGCACATCAGCCGCTTGTGCGGCCTCTTCCGCCGTCATCACCAGCGCCAATTCCACGCGCCGCTCTGATACGCTGGTGGTTCCAGGGCGATATGAATTTTGCTCAGTGGTCTCGTAATCACGGTCCGCATCAAGATAGCTTATTGTCACGGTCGACGCGATCTGTTCGGACATTTCGCGCTCAGTCACCAGTAGCGATTCCTGCTGCGATTTGCCTTCCCGCGTCCCGAGGTCGGTTTCTGGAATCGTGACAACCGACGCGCCACCCCGAGAAATGAATTTGACCTTGTAGCCCGATTGCGTGACATCAAACGGCCATGCTGCCTGCAGCGGCTCCAGTGCCGACCGTACCGACGATGCGCCGATTGAGGCATATCCGCGCACATCGCTATTCGTGAGAGATGTCAGGTTAAGGTCGGTGGAATCCAATCCTGCCAGCGAACATTCCGATGTAATTACGTCGCGCAGTTTGGCCGGCTGCCTGATGAATGTCGGGTGTCCCAAATAAACCTGATAATTCTGCGCAACACGGTCCGATCCAAACACGAAACACGGCGGATAAAGGCTTATTGCCTTCAGCCATGCCACGCAATCGTTAGTAGTATTGTTGGCGATTGCCTGCGCCAAAACCCCCAGGTTGTCGACATAAGCGCCGTTGTGCCACGCCAGAATCGCGCCGCCCGTCACCCATGAGCAAACAAGCGTGTCATCAACGGCCGTCAGGGCAAATATCTTTCCGGTGTATGTTGTGGTCCATGTATCGACTAAGGACAAATCCGAGCGCGCAAACTTGTAGATTGTCAGCGTAGCGGCATCGTAAGCCTCAAATTTCGAGCAGAAAACGAATGAATCAGAAAGCGCAAGGGTTCCGACTGAATATGATGCGGATGATTTGAGTTCCCAATCGCCATTAATGAATTTCGTTATCTCCATGCCTTCGTGAGATGCGAAAAACCATTCGTCGCCAGAGACTGCAACCCGCTTGATCTTGTAGACAGACATGTCAGCGTCGTAATATGTGGCAGATGATGCGGCCGCCTCAAACGGCTCATAAAACCACAGGTTATATCTGTCATTGTTTGGATATGGGGGAATTACCTGAAATATGCAAAACGCTCGGTCAGAATCAACAATATAGTTGTCAACTGTCTGCGATGTAATAGATATGCCAGTGGCAGATGAAGCCGTTCGTGATTGTCCTTCGCCAAATACATATTCATAGAACCAGACAGATTGTGCGGTTGAATAAAACGAGTCATGCTGAATTACGGAATAACTGCACGATGACGAATCGGAGAACATGCCGCCGACTCTTCTGTCATATGAATTTACTGTCGCATCCATTGTCATAAGGGCATCAGCGGACAGTGACGCGGCTCCGATTTCGGCAACAAGCTCAACCTTTACCTGTGCGGCCGCCAGGGTATTAGAGAATTTCTCGGTGAGGTCCAGATCATAGATGACGAGATAGCACAGCCCTGGCCTACCTGAAACGTTCCCAACGCCCCTATCTGCCTGCATGCGTGGGTCGGGTTCCTGATCGTCGCGCCCGTCGTAAAATTTCCACGATAGCGCCTGCGTCAGATTGCTGGCGATGATCGAATCAAGGTCGTTCGACCCGGCGTCATAAAATATCGTGGTGCCGATCCGGATTTTTCGGACGCCGATTATTGCGCGCTCTGTGCATTGCGCCAGGGCCACCGCGAAAGTAACCGAATAGGTGTAAGTGGTCGACGTAGATTTCGATCCCCCGCCCTTGCCTCCGGTTTTCTTGGTGTTCTTGTGTTCGACGTATTGATCACCTTCGACCCAAATCACGCAGCCGGCTGTCTCCATCGTCCCGTAAAATCGCGGGAGCTTGAATCCATAGGTGTACCCCTGTACCTTTCGGTCTTCTAGGCGAGGGCCGATGGTGTGCGGGCCTTTCGGCGGGTCGATATAACCACCGATTGCGCCGCCGATGGCCGCTCCTAGGGCTACGTAAGACAGGCCGCCGGTCCAGAACCCGACGACTGCGCCAACGACTGTCCCGATTACCTGACCGGTGGTGCTCATTCGACGACACCCACAAAGCGGTACACACGGACGATGCGCGACCGCCAGTAATCAGTCAGCCCGTGCTCCACGACTTTCCCGCTTTTCTCGAATGCGTGAATGATGGTTTCTCCGGCATGAATGGCGATGTGTTGCGGGTCGCCGGCAAATCGCATCAGCAGCAAATCTCCCGGAGCCATATCGGCGAGGGCAACGCGGACCAACCCAGGCTGATTCTCCAAGCCGGATTCAAGCAAACCGTGCGACGGTTCGCGGGAATATCCTGACTTGTCTATATAGGGGATTTCTGCGGCATCGCAGATATAAGCTGCGACTCCAATACAATCCAGCCCGCGCCCGGCTTGCCGTCCCTGATGCCGGAATGGCGTTCCAAGCGTTTCGCGGGCGAGACTGATGATTCGGGCGGCATCCATCAAACGCCACCGATTTTCATGTAGACTGAGCCGGTAGGCACGTACAGATCAGCCTTCATCCGACGCACGTTTCCGTATTTCTGGCAATCCACCAGACGACGGCGGCAGCCTGGCGTCATCGTGTAATTGATTCCGGCAGTCAGCGGATAAAACGGCGCGTCTGATAGCGTCAGGGTGCCATCTGCGGCATGCGCGTCCACGCGAATTGGTGCCAGCCCGACGTTGGCCCCAGAGGTGAAAATAATGGTTCCAGCGCCGAAGTAATCAGCCACTTCCGCCCGCGACGAATCACGAATCACCAGCGATGAGGTGACGCTGGTCAGCGTCCCATTGACGGTAATCGCCGAAAGATCGACATGGCACCCGCCATACTCCTGCCCACCGAACACGTTGCGGCAAATCGGGGAGACAACATCGCCCGCTGTCTGGCTTAACAAGTCCAGCAGCGCCATTTCTTCGATTCGGTATTTATCGTCCTCAATCGTCGTCTTGCCGAGGATTGACTTGACTACCTCTTCTTCGTTTTCAACCGGATTCAGAAAATCCGTTAAAAACAGAAATGCGTTGGCTCCGTCGAAAACACCTGAAGCGACTGCCTCGCGGGTGACTCCCGCGAATCCAATTATCCCTTCCAGATCCACAACCGACGCAGCGAAACCTGTTTCGGCAGAGTATGACGACGCATCCATTCCAGCCGACGATTGATAGACGGCGCCATTGCTCATTTTCAGGTCAAACGGGTAGCGCGTCAGTCGTATCGTCAACCCGCTGGCGCACTCGATTCGCAGGCAATAAACACGGGTAGAGTACGGAGCTACGGTCGATTTCATGGGTTAAGCAATTCGATCAGTTCGACGCCGTCGACGGGACGGAAGCCGGGGTAATCCTGCCCAACCGGCAGCGTCGAGTTGAAGCGTACCGGGTAGTCGAATTCGTAGCCCGCCGTGACTGATTCGCCTGCCTGCGGGCGCGCGTGAACGACTCCGCCGCTCGTGTAGGTGCTGAATGCCGACGAGTTGATGGCGACGGTGATATGGGTGGCGTCCGTCCCGGTAATGAGCGCCCGTAATCCGTTGATCTGTGTCATTCCGTTGACGCCACTGATCTGCACAGACATCCCCGTTACGAATGAGTGCGCTCCGATGGTCAGGACAGCGGATGCGCTCTGGCCAATGCTGGTGATTGTCCCGGCGATGTCGGCAGCGAAGGTGACGATGCCTGTAGTGGTGTCAACCGACCAGTCAGCAGAGCGAATCGCCGTGGACCCGATGCCGACCAGCACGGTGCCTGAGACTGGCTTTTTGATCTGGCGAAATGCGTAACCGGTGGCGCCCGCGGTCTTGTCGGTGCCGTAGATTTTCGCCAGTTGATAGACGCCAGTCGATACCAGAATCATCGACTGATCGAATGCAGTGGGCGTTCCCTTCGCGCCGTTGCTGCTCCACTCGTCGAAACAGCGGGCGCGGAATCCGGCAAATTTTCCGTGGGCGCGGTAGTAGATTCCGAGAAGAGCCGAATATGTTGTCGCGCTGTCCAACATATAGCTGATGTCGAATTTTCGCACCGGGTACGGGTGGCGAAGCGCACGGTATTCCAGCCCGCCCGACGACGCCACGATATCGACGGCGAACTCATCAACAAGGCTTGATCCGTAACGAATCAGATCATTGATGCGCTCTTCGAGAAAATCGGCTGACATTACGAATACCTCTGAGAGCCGGACACCAGACCAAGCACCGAGCGCGCGCCGGTTGCGGCAGCCCGCCTGACTTCTGCCTTGTCTGCGTTCGCGCCAACGGTGATATTCTGAGTGATATTCATGCCATTGTTCCCGCCCTGCATGGCTACCGGAATGCGGCGGCCATCGGGGAGCGGGACATACGCTTCTGGCGTGCGGCCCTCGCCGAACATCGCGAGCTGTGGCCGGTTGGCAACGCCACCGCCTGCGTAGGTGTTCAGCGGCAAACGCCCGGCGCTGGTCATGATGCCGCCATTGGCGAACAGCCCGGTATCGAAAATAGAAGAAAAGTCGAGTGCGGAAGACGCCGAGGACGTTGACGATGCCCCGAAAATTTTCCCAAGCCAGCCGCCCAGATTTCCAGTTTTGTCCATATCGCCAAACAGCAGCTTTCCAAGCTGCGCCGCCGCCGCTTGGGCGATCATCTTCTGCACCATCTCGCCGAATGACTGAGCAATCGACTTCATGCCCTTCTGCGTCGGGTCGATGAAAAAGTTGGCCATCGCATCCTGCATATTCTGGGCGGCCTTCTTGGCGAATTCGCCCATGGCGTCGCCTTCCTTGCTCATCGTGTCGAGCAATTCCTGATGCTGCTGCTCGCTGATTTCCTTGTTCGCCAGCGCCCTGTCATACGCTGCCCGCTTGGCCTCGTCGCGGGCGGCCTGGGCGCTTTTCGTCATTGACAGATCGCGGGCTAGGTCACGGGACTCGATGGCTGATGAGAGCTTGTTGCGGATGGCTAATTCTTCCTCAAGCACCGCAATCTGATCAGCAGTCGCACCGCGCGAACTGGCTAGGGCGATGGCTTCCTCTAGGCGCGAGGCTGTCATTGCAGCAATAGCGGCCTCAGTCAATCCTGCTGTGTCGGCTTCGGTTTTCAACGCCTGAATGCGATCATTGATGGCAACGGTTTGCTGGCGCGTGGCCTCAACCTGCTTCTCGACGCCGGCGTCGAATTCTTTCTGTTGTGCACGGGCGCGGTAGACCTCCCAGTAGGCATCAGCAACGCTCTTTTGCGCGCCGGTCATATTGATCGCGCCGCTCGCCACGTCGGCCTGGTATTTCGCGTACTCCTTCTCTGCCTGCGTCAGCTTTCCAACCGAGTCGATAGCGGCCTGCTCAACGGTTATTTTCTCGTTGAGCATCTGGATAATCCTTGTGTAGTCGTCTATCTTGGTGCTTCCTGATCCTTTTGCGTTACGCGGGTCTGGGGCAGCGGTGAACCCGGACGCGCTTTTCGTTCCGCCCTCACTGCCGTAAAAACTTGCTTCCAGCGATTTCAACGCCTTATTTTGGATGTCTTTCGGGAAGCTGGCGTATGCCTTTTTGACGGCTTCCACCTGTGCCCAATGCTCGCGCAGTGCGTCTGTCTGGACTTGCAGCTTTTGCGAAAACATCGGCTTGTACGCCAGCGCGTCCATGTCCTCGCGATATGATTTTGCCACACCATTGAATTGGCTTAAACTGCCGTTTGCCAAGGCTCCAATCTGCGCAGCGGCGGCTCCAAAGGTTATTCCCACGCCTTTGATGACACGGGCGACGCCATCAAATGCGTCGATAACGAATCCGGCCACCTGCGTCGCCTGTATTCCCCATTCTCGGATAGAACCATCTGCGGCAAGGTCTTTTCCTGCCTGGATCATGCCATTAGTTTCGTTCTTGGCGCCGATAAGCGCACGAACGAATGTATCGAAAGCAGGGGCCAGCTCAAGCGCTACCGTCTTGTAAAGCGCCTCCTTGGTTGCCGTCAGGCGCCGCAGGTCTTCCTCGTAATTCTTTGCAGCGATCGCCTGCGCTTCGGTTGTCTTGACAACCAAGTCACCAGACTGCGCCAAGTCCTTCATGAAGGCCAGCATCTCGGCGCCGCTCTTTCCGAACAGAGCCATTGCGATTGCAACTTTTCCCGTTCCGTCCTCAAGTTCGTCCATCTTGTCAGCAACAAGCTTGAGGTTTTCAGCGCTATCTTTGCCACGCAAATTATTCAGCGTCAGCCCGAGAAATTCCAGCGCCTTTCCAGTTCCCTTGGCGTCATCGTCGGAAGCGTGCAAGCCTTTCGACAACTTGTTCATGGCGGCTGTAACAAGCCCCATGTCTGTGGCTGTTACCTTGGCGACAGCGCCAAGCCCAGATAGATTCTCGACGCTGGCCCCGGTCTTGTCGCTCAGTTCCTTGAGCTGCGACGCCGACGCAATGATCGAGTCGAATTTATCTTTGAGCGTCGACAGGGCGAGGCCGGAACCAATTCCGGCAAGGGCAAGGCCAACGCCTTTGAATGCGCTCGTGAGCGATGCGCCGGTACTGCTGGCGAGCGTCGCCACACGCCGCATCTCGGATTCAAACTGGCTGGCGTTGGCGGTGATCTTGACGCTTGTGGTGTTATCGGCCATTGTCAGCTCTCCTGTTCCGCCTGAAAGTCGCGAATCGCTACCAGGCGGTGAATCATTAGATCAATATCATAGACGCCAAAAACGTCGCACGCCGTCTCCAGCCCTGCCCAATCAAGGCCGCCGAGAGTGTTCCATACACGGATTGCCAGGCCGGTGCCGGTGTCCGGGGTAGCTGGCCTGAGCTGCGGCGGTAGCTGCTGCTGCTCAAGCCAGCTCCTCAGTTTTTTTGCGCGTCCGCCCGCGCCGCCAGATGGGATTCGTAAGATTTCATGAACCCATCCAGCAACGGCGGCAGCAGGTCGATTCGGTCTGATAGCCAGTCGGCACAGGCCACGGCATCGAACGGCAGCGGGTGCGGGTCTCCGCCTGGAATGAGGTCGATTTCCTTGACGCCTTCCCATCCGACGATATAGGCCAGCACGGTTCGCGCCGTGCTTTTACCTGACTCGACCAACTCCAGCCACTCGACATCCGTAGGACGGCGCAGCGTGAAGGTGAACCCGCCCGTCTCGACCTGGAATTCCCGCGCGCGGCGCAGTTTGTCGACCAGAGCCATCAGGACGCAAAGTAGGTTGGGCTGCCGCTCATCGTGATGACTGCCTTGGTCGTCACCAGTTGCTGCGCCGATCCACCCGGAAGCAGGTTGGCGCCAACGTAGCCAGTGAACACCATGATCTGGCCGCCGGTGCCGAACGTGAATTTGAAGGCGCGCTTCGCTTGGGCGTCGTAGGCTGCTTTCATGGCGATCAGGCCGGCATCAGACACGTCCCAGATGTTATCCATATCGAACGTCGCCGCATCCGGCAGGCCGGGAATCTGCGACTTTTGATTCATATGAATTGTCGTCGTGTCGATCATTGCAAAGTTACCGCCCGAACTCGTCAGCGTGGTTGCCGACGTGACCGATGTGCCAAATGTGATCTTCTGCGCGGTGCCGCTGGAGAAGGTGTCGTAGTTGGTGGTGTCTTCGCCTTCGAGGGTGAACACCGAACCCGACGCTGACGTGATGCGGAAAACGCGGTCGTTGACCTGCCACATTCCCTGCACTGCCAGCACGACGAAATCGCCGTTAGACAGGCCGTGTGCAGAAGACGTGGTGACGACGCCGCCGACTGCTTTGGTCAGGCTGTTGATTGTGAGGGATGCGCCGAGCGCAGACTGCATTGCGACGGCGACTTGTGACCATTTGCGGGCGGATGCCATTGTATTGCTCCTTTCGTGATTGCTACAAAATAGTGCCAGGCACGCTTGATGCAGTGCGATAGGTCACGCGGTAAACTAATTCGATACGGCCGGCTGGCTTTTCCAACATTTCGTCAAAACCAACGTTGATAGCAACGAGTTCGGCCCAGTATTCGGCTGACATTGCTACCTCAACCTCTGCGGCGATTGTGTCCAGCGTGTCGTCGAGGTTGGCGGTAGCCTTGGCCAAACCAATTACGCTCACCGATAGCACGCGCTCGTAAATGTCGCCGATGGTGCCAGGGTTGATCTCTTCGTCGTTCGTGGTGACCAACAGGAGCGGAAGCGTTTCCTGCGGGACCATGCGCGACTGGAATACCCGCGTTCCGCAGGTTGTCAGGCCGGTGACGCGGGCGGCAAGTGCTTCGCGGATTTGCTGGCGGGCGTGGGACACTTAGACCGCATCCAGCGTCAATAGCACATCGCCGGCCTCGCTATCGGCCTGCGCACGGGTAACGGTGTAGCTGGTACTGCCGACCAGTACCGGGTCTCCGTTGACAACTCCCGCCGCGTCTTGCGCTGTCAGGCGCAGCATCGGCGACACGC